CAGATCGCATTCTTCGATCGGGGAGTCGACCGACAGGCAGTCCATGATCTCGCGCATGTAGGGAACGAAGTCGGTGCGCCAGGGTCCGGGGTTGGCGGTGCCGGTTTTCAGGATGCGCCTCGCGTCGGCCCATTGCGAGACGGTGAGGTGGCGTTGCGGGCGCAGACCATCGGCAGCCGCCTTGCGATGTTCTCCTGGAACGGCGGCGACGGCGGAAGCGACCTGGGCGAGCGCGCGATAGACGGCATCGCGGATGACGACGTATACGGCGGTTTCGTCCATCCCGGGTATCAGGGTGGCGAGCAGTTCCTTTTCCAGTGCACCCAAGTGGACGCTGAATTCTGAATGGAGTTGACGACCGTCGGCGAGGATGTCATCGCGCTTGACGATCTGAGCGCGCCGTTGACTGAGTTTCTCTTTCTCTATTTGCAGTTCGACCTGCTCCCTCGCCTGGCGTGCAGCAACAAGCGGCAGGGCTTCCAGGCGGGCATTCACCGCACGCGCCCCTTCGCCGCGCACCGCTGAACGACAGGAGCAAATGTCGTGCTCATCGAAAGAGTATCCCGCATTGGTGCGGCCCCCCGGGGTTTGTAGTGGAGTTAACCGACATCACCTGTCGGAGAATTTGAGTTATGCCCCATCAAAACACTCACAGGGCATGTCCGTGTTGCACTTAAACAAGTCCAGTTGAGCCCGATCTGCTCGCAACAGGTCTTCCCATTTCCACAGCCGCCCGAGGCCCGCCATAGTGGTCAATTCGGCGTTTCGCTCCATCGCTATCGCCCGATCTTGCAGGTCGCGTGGCAACCTCAAAATCTCGTGCGGCTTCGAGTTCGGGCAAAAGAAGCAGGCACTTTTCCCAGGTAGCGGAAGGCCAGCCGACTTAATCGCTTCCACGCATTCAGCGCGCCCCATGTCGAACTCAAGCAGCGGGTATCGCCAGCGGTACTTCTTGTCCTCGTCAAACTTCGCCCGGTGCGGCTCGTCGGCGTCAAATCCAAGGCACTTAACTACCTTGTCGCCTCTCGCCCAAGCATCGCGGGCCGGTTGCCAGTTGTTGGCGAACTTCTCCTGCGGCTCGGCCTTGTACTTGAGGCTGCAACTCTTGAAGCCGTACACCACGCTGGGCAGCATCTTCATCCGAAGGCAGTTTTCTTCGAGGGTTTCTTCCCTCCCGCCCTTCTTCACGGTCTGAATCGCCGGAAACCCATGAGCTTGCAGCCACTCGCTGAACATCGAAACGTATGCGTAGGTTTCTGCCCTCTCGCCTCCTGTGTCCGCGAAGGTAATGGCGTCCACCGTTTCTCCCCGCCGCACCATCTCAATCAGCATCGCCGTGCTGTTTGTACCGGCTCCGTAGCTCACTAGTACAGGAGCGCGATGTGGCATAACATTGCGGTCCAGCGGACGTTCCGCCAGCGTCGCTTCGCTCCTAGTCGTCACGCCGCTGACCTCCACCGTTATGCCCCAAGGCCCGCAGTCGCCGCAATGCCACCGCGTGCAGCAGTACGTGCGTGCGCGTCATGTGGCGCGTCGGCTCGGCCATGCTGCCACGCAGCCATTCAGGCCGCTGGCGCAGCAGTTCGGCCAGGTAGGCTTGGCGCTTCATGTCCGGTACAGCACCGCGTGAATACGCGGCAGCAGGTTGTCTGGCAGGTCGTCGTCGCGCGTGAAGGTGCCAAGCACTGCCGCCAGCAGGCCGGCCATCTCGCGCATCAGTTCCTCGGCCTTCAGCATGTTGTCGGCCAC